TATAATGAGCCTTATTTTTCAGAAAATTTTAAAACTTATAAAGATTCAAATTTTATTAATGAGAAAAATATTCATAATAATTTTTTGGGTTACAAGTTGCAAATTATCGCCAGAGCAAACTAATTATTTTTTAAAAAAAATGGATTTATTAAATTAATATTATTTTTTTGTAAAAATGAAATATCTAATGCCGATCTATGATTACCTAACCATAAATTAGGTATGATTTCATCTGCGTCATTGTATAAATTCATAGCTAAATCGTATAAATATCGAAACATCTTGTAAACGTATAAATAACCAATAAAAAAAATAAAAAAGAATGATTAATAATATAAGTAATATATAGAGTAATATAAATTAACGAGTATTATGAATCAAAAAAAATCAAAAAAAATCATAATAGAAAAAAAAGGTACAGAATCTAGTGAGGATAGTTCTTATCCAACAGATCCAACAGATCCAACAGATCCAACAGATCCAACAGATCCAACAGATCCAACAGACTTTACTGGGGATGATAATAGATTTGTTAGTATTGTTGATACTGGATATAAAAAATCAAAATATGGTAGTAAACAGGATCATATGACTGGATATGATATTGTAAATTATTTAGATAATTACGTCGCTTTAAAAACAATAAAAGAGAAGAAAATATTAAAAAAAGTAAAACCATTCAAGACATGGATACGTTATTTAAATTTAAAAAATAAAAAATTTAGAATTGGTGGTTTATTAATGAAAGTTGAATATCCGGATTATATAATGTTGGTAAATCCAAAATTAAATTTAACATGGAGTGTTCAATTAGAAGATAATGTTATATATATTCCTGATAAAGAATACAATCACATTTATCCTTTGAGTGATATCAAAAAAAAAGAATTAAAAAAGAAAAGGGAAATAGAAGAAAAAATAGAACATAAAAAAGAAAAAGAAGAAATATTAAAACAACATTTGTTATATTTATATAAAAAAGGTAAAATAACATTAAAGAAAAAAGATTAAATATTAAAATATCTATAAAACTTACTCTAATATGTACAAAGCTTTATTCATCTTCTTGTTTATAACCAACAATTTCGCCTTCTCTAGAAACAATAACTTTTAACTTTCTCGTTTTTGCAAATTTCTTTTTTAATTTATCCAATTGTTGTTGATTTTTATCATCATCTTCTTCATAACGTTCGTTATAATTAGTATTATGATATTTCCAAAATTTAGGATGACCTACACGAAAATCATTATGTGCTGATGCTTTATACCAAAAAACTTGATCTCGTAAATCAGAAGTATTTCCTGATGTTTTAATAACAAGACATTCATGGTCTTGTGTACATGCGTCCAAGATATTACAGAAATAATCAAACGAAGCAACCATTCCACCATATGAATCATAGATTCTTTTTCTATTAGCTACAGAAGGTTCGTTAAAGATAAATACATAATCGATATTACTTCTTAATTCAGGTGGGATACCTTGGGCATATTGCATGGTTAAGATAAAAAGGAAATTGAAATGTCTTCCGTTAAAGAAAATACTTTTAATAGTTTTATCTTTTTTCCAACTAGAAGCATCGTGCAACATATCATCTAAAACAATAAATAAATTATTACTTTGATGTTTTCCTGTTTCGGAAAGGCCTTGGTTTTTAGCTTCTCTTATTTTACGCTTTTGACGATTCATAATACTATCTATTAGTTCCGGATCATATTCGGAATGTATAAAACAATCAGGTACAAAATCTCCAAAAAATGGAGATGCTTCTTCTGTGCCTGAAAACACTATACCAGATGGTATATCACGATGATTAGAAAAGATGTCTCTTGCAAGGAAACTGTTATGTGTAACAATAAAATTTCCTAATACATATCTATTATTTCCATCTAATTCAATGCCAAAATAACGGTCTTCAGATAATTGAGTAATTTTAATTTGACTGACTAATGCATTTGCACGATCATTTCTCTTTTGTGCCCTTTTTCTAGGAATTAAAGTAGGTATTTCTTCTATACCTTCTCCGTTTATATGTATTCTGAATGCTTTTCCAAATTTTTTAACACCGTTATGTGTCCAAGAAGTCTTTTTATCATATTTATCATATTTATCATGTTTATCATGTTTATCATGTTTATAAGCAGTAAATCCTAAACTACGAGCCAAATAAATAATATCATCAAATAATTTTTCATGTTTTTCGCATTGTGTTACTTCAAAATCATTTCTTTTACCTAAATGTCCATCTGCATCAATAAATCCGGCAAGTAATTTTAATCTAGCTTCTCTAGTATTACATTTATAAATATGTGGAATATGTTTATTATTCAACATATCCAAATCACGCAACGTTTTCAAAAAAACATTACCATTTTGTCCATAACCACTTGAAACTTTGTAAGTGTATTTTTCCTTATAATCTAAATACAAGTTGTATTGTTCTAAATTATTTGCAAAATAATGTAATACTGTAGAATCTTGTGTTGTTATATTAGAATTATTTGATGTACCATCTCCTAACCAATATCCAATCATATAAGGATCTATTGGTAACTCTACATTTTGTTTAGGAAAAGTTAATGCAGAGACTTGGTATCCTAATAAATTTTCTCTGTATTTTTTAGAGAGTCCCAAGTATTCTTTTATAGGAATATCTACATATAAATTATCTATTATATTATCATAATATCTTTTTGCTTCGTCGTATACTTTATCTTTATCTTTATCTTTATTTTTATAAGAAAAATCTTTATGTATTACTTTAATCTTATTTTTGTCAAAATATTTTACTTGAAAAGACATTCTTTCTTTTCTTTCAAATATAAATTTTTTAGCAGTCCATTTTAAACTTAAAATATGATGACTATTTACAGTATAACTTTCACCCTTTCTATTTTCTACTTTATACATTGTATCAGTTCCAGAATGTGTTTCTAGTACATTTCTAGGTGTACTGTCATCCCCCATAACTTGATCGCCAACTTTTATATCCTCCACATTTTTAATTGTACCATCATACATTAGAACTTTGGTACCATAAATTTTACATTTGCCGCTCCTCCTTTTCCCGAGGATAAGTATGGTAGCATCTGGTAAAATACTTTTAATTTTAAATTTACGAAGCGCCAGTTTTTCAAATTCGTTAAGAAGCATATTGATATATAGATTTTTTTTAATTTTATAATCTAGACGAATTGAAAAGGCTTCCGATACATCAACGTTAGTGATTTTGTAGTTTAATTTTTTTTAAAAAAATGTTTAGAAATATAAAGGATAATTATAAAAGAAAATGGTACTTGATTTAGACGGGAAAAAAAGGATAACATTGTGTATAGATGTTGGTCTACGTAACTTGGCAATGAACATCATGAATAGTGACTACACAATTTTGTTATGGGATGTTTATAATATTTTAGATAGCGACGATCATCATTGTCAAGATACATTTAAAAATGGTAAATTATGTAATAGAAAATGTAATATGAAATACAATTTAGCGAACGAAATTGTATTTTGTTGTAAAACACATTTTCCAAAAAATATAAAGGCGACGAAAGTTAATGATTTTAAAAAGAAAAATATCGATGCATATTTATTACAAGATATAGCAAAAACATTTATAAAACGCGTACAAGAAATTTATGATGAAAATCCTATTTTTAAAGAATTAAATACGATTCTTATTGAATTGCAACCTAAATGTAATGCCAAAATGTTATTTACAAGTCATGTACTTTACGGAAAACTCGTCGAATTATATAAAGATACAGATGTTACTATAAGATTTGTAAGGGCATCACAAAAATTAAAGGCTTATACTGGTCCGGAAATCAAATGTGCATTAAAAGGAAAATATGCTCAAAGAAAATGGTTATCAATTCAATATACAAAATGGTTTTTAGAAAATAAATTTTCAAAAGAACAAAAAGAAAAATGGTTACCTGTATTTTTAGCACACAAGAAGGCCGATGACCTTTCGGATTGTGCATTGATGGCTATAAATAGTATAACTGGTATCCCTAAAAAACAATTAAAACATAAAAATGGAAATGAATTGAAATGAAACTATTTATTTTTCAATTCGTGTAAATCAGTATGTTTAAAGCAAAATTCTACCCATGTATTACGATATAAATTTCTTTTAAATTTTTTTAAAAACATGCATATTATATTATACGAATATTCAATTTCTACACCGTAATAATTGTCAAATGTATCTAAGCAAAATTGATTAACTTGTGTAGAATTTTTGTTAGACCCATGTAATGAAATTAAAAGTATAAAGTCTGTTAACAATGTAAATTTTAAATTAGAAATAAAGAATGGTGAATATGAAAGCCCTTCCTTTATTTTTTCATAAATATCTAAAATATCATTTGAATAGTTAAAATAAAAGTCATCTATATCTAATTTTTTATCTTCATCTGTATTATTTTCAAAATCAGAATGACAACCATTATCTAATACGATTTGTTTCATATCTCCCTTTACCTTCTGTTACTTGACTTTTAAATTTTAAATTAAAATACAATTGTACCACAAATTTTAGATAGTTTTTATGAGTATTTTTTTTATTTAAAATAAAAAAATTTATTTTGTTATACTATAATAAAAAGAATAATGGATAATATTATGAAAGATGAAAATACATGTAATACGATTATAATTTTATTAGTTATAGTAGCAGTATATTTTTTAATTCAATATATGGGACAAAATAGGGAAAGGTTAGATAACGTTGACGTTGGCGTTGAACCAATCCAACGATCTGTACAAAATATCCTACCTGAAAAACCCTTCCAACCACTTGTACAAGCTACCGGACTCGCAACACCAGCAAATGAACCTAATCAAATGGCATTTTCACCAGCAAATGAACCTATTGCAGTTGAGCAGAAACGACAAATTGATAATGTTGTAGCTGGATCTGCAAAGCTTACTGCAGAAGATCTTTTACCAAAATACAATGATGCTAATGAATTTGCAAAACAAAATCCTGTTTCTAATTTGTTAAAAGAACAAAACTTTCTAGTAAGTGGGTATCATGCAGGTATTAACACAATTTCTCAAAGTAATAAAATTCCATACCTAGATATAAGAGTCCTTCCACCTATTCCAAAGGAACAAGTTGGACCTTGGAACCAAAGTAGTTATGAACAAAGCCCTGCATCTCTTAGACGCGGGGTAGAAATTCTTTAATATATAAGTTTGAACAAAATCCCACAATATTTATTATATATTTATTTTATTGTATATATAATAATAGTGATATGAAAAGGGAAACCCTCCAGACTAACAATAATCTATTACCAAAAGATATAGATTATTCTATATATCATTCTCTTCAGGGTATGGCAACTTCAAAGTGGGGACCCAATTGTTGGGACTTTTTATTCACCAGCATTATTGGAAGATATCCTGTTAAAATAAAAACTAAAGATGATAAAAAAATAAAAATTGCATTTAAAGAATTTTTATCCGGATTACAAATGATTTTACCTTGTATTTTTTGTAGAAATTCGTTGAACGGTTTTATCAAAGAATTACCTATTGAACCATATTTAGTTGGTCGTATTGAATTAATGTATTGGATGTACCTAATTAAAGATAAAGTAAATAAAAAATTAATATACCAAGAAAATCAATGTTATAAAGATGAAAAGATAAAACTAAAAAAAATGCATCGTGATAAAATATTTTCTGAAAATGAATATTATGATAAAATAAAAGAATTCAAAAAAATTACATTCATCACAACCCCCACCCCACCTTTTAAAGAAGTACTTGATAAATATGAAAAAACAAGAGCTATATGTTCCCCAAAAGCATTGTCATGTGTTTTACCAGAAAAAATATAAGAATGATAAATACATCTAGATCAATTACTTATACAATAACCATTTTAATCAATTATAATAAAATGATCTATTGGAAATTTAATACGACTATAATTAAAATGTAAAAAAATAATAGCAAAGTCTTGATCTTTTTTATAATCTCTTACTTCCCCATTATATCCTTTATAAATATTTAAAATACTATTTTTAACACCTATGATTTTTACATAATTCCCCCTTCTTATATTTTTATAAGAATTTGTATGCACAATATTATTGTCTTTTTTGTCTATTGTATCTTTTGGTTTTAATGCATTTTCATTTTCATTTTCATTTTCATTTTCATTTTCATTTTCATTTTCATTTTCATTTTCATTTTCATTTTCATTTTTTTGTAAAATAGAAAAAAAATTCATTTAAAAGTAAATATAATTAATAAGTAAATTTACTTTTAAATAAAAAATGTATTTACTTATTAGTTGTATTTCTTTTTGTATTTTTTACACAATTTACAGATACAGGTACACTATCATACTCTGTATAGCATCTGTAAGGTGCATTATCATACTCTGTACAGCATCTATAAAGCATCTATTAAGGTGCATTGCGAGTAATATAATGTACATTGTGAGTAATATAATGTACATTGTGAGTAATATAATGTATTTTAATATAATAATCTGTGCAGCATCTATAAAGCATCTATTAAGGTACATTGTGATATCTGTAAGATGTATTGTGAGTATAGTAAGGTACATTATGATATCTGTAAGACGTGTGGTTTTAAACTTATTATTAAACATTAACTTATTTTTTACGATGAAAACAAGAAAAAAAGATGGATTTTATAAAAAAATGGAAATATTATTTAAAAATTATGAGGATAGATATTTTTATTTAGAAGAACATTGTGTTGTAGAAAATGGCAAAGAACAAAATATTGTTTTTATATCAGATACAAATAATAATGTAAAAGATGATATTGAAAATTTTAAAGAAAATTTTGAGACGATATTTGAAAAAAGAAACTTGATTGTATATTGTAGTATAAAAAGTACTAGAGATATAAAAGATATTAGAGATATAAAAGATATTAGAGATATAAAAGGTACTAGAGATATAAAAGGTACTAGAGATATTAATCTAGGTGGTTTAGTTATAGAACATGATATAACAAGTGATTTTAGAAGTTTTATGTATTATTTTGATAAAAGTAATATCAAGTTAGATCTATTTTTTTCTTATTTGAATATTAATCTAGATTCCGAATTTATTTTGTATAAAAATGATAATAATTTTACAGAAAAAAAATTTGTAGTAAAAGATATTTTAGATAACACATTTTTTGAATTACTTTAAAACAAAGCTAAAATACTTTAAACTTTTTGGTTAAATTATTTTATTAAAATTATTATATTAAAGTAATATGGAAAGAAGTTTTAAAAGTAAAATAGACACATTAGTTTGTAGTGGTGGGGGGTCAAGGGGTGTAGCTTATGTTGGTATAATAAAATATCTGGATGAATTAAAAGAAAAACGCAAAAATGAGGAATTAAATGAAGATTTCGACGAAAATAAATGTATATATCCAAAAATAGATATAAAAAGAATAACTTGTGTATCAGTTGGGTGTTTTATGGGTTTGTTTTATTCGTTAAATTATAATTACGATGAATTAAATACTGAAATAGAAGATGTAAATTTTGAAATGTTATCCGATATGAAGATAAAAAATTTTTTACAAAAGTATGGTTTAGAATCTGGTAAAAAGCTTATCGAGTGGTTGGAAAGATTAATAATAAAAAAAGGATATCCAATTGGTATTACATTTTCACAATTGTATAAAAAAACTGGTGTTCATTTAGAAATATTGGCAAGTAATGTAAATAAATATACATTATCTATTTTTGATTATAAAAATACACCGAATTTAAAAGTAATACGTGCAATAAGGATGTCTATAAGTGTACCTTTTGTATTTTCTGCTGAAAAATATAAAGGTGATATTCACGTAGATGGTGGTTTAATATCCAATTACCCTATACATTTTTTTAAAGATAATTTATCATCTGTATTAGGATGCAAATTAGTATCAATGAAAGAAATGACAAGCGAACATGATGTCAAGATAGAAAGTTTTAGTGATTATATGTCTAACGTATTACAATTTTATATGTTGGAAAAGGAAAAAACATCTACTCGTTTAGATAAATATATTTCACATACTATAACTATTGATGCTTATAAAATAACTAGTTTAATAAATTATAATTTGTCATCTGATGACAAAAGATTATTGATAGAAAGTGGTTATAATTCTGCAAAAATATATTTTGAAAAGATTTGTAAAAAGATTTAATTAATAAAAAAATTAATAAAAAAATGAAAATGTAAAAAAGTAATTCTTTTTATAAAATGTCTTTGGGTACATTAATTGATAATGATGGATTTATTTATTGTATTAAAACTAATTTAAAATATAATGATAAGAATATTGTAAAAATTGGAAAGACAAAATTTGGAAATAAAAAAAGCAAAAACGAGGTTGAAAATCATATAATGCAACGTTACGGTACCTATTATCCAGATTGTAGTATTTTATATCTTCAAAGAGTAGGTAATCATCATAAAGCAGAAAAAATGATTTTTAAGTTATTAAAAAATATTCATTTGAAAAAAGAATTATTTTATTATTATGAGAATTCTATAAAAATTGCTTTTAAAAACATTATAAACAAATATCCTAATATAGATTCGTTTTTAAATAAAAAAAACGCAAAAGATCTTACAAAAATTAATGTAAATAGAAGAGAAATCGAAAATGACGAATAATAAAAAGCGAATAATTTTATAATAAAAATTATATAGTAATATAAATTAATATGGAAAATGTAAAAATAATAAGAAGAATTGGGAAAGGTTCTTTTTCAAATGTCTTTTTATGTTTTGAAAAGGAATCTGATGTAGTCGATGAATATTTTATAATAAAAGAGATAAATATAAACGAACTTGTAAAAAAATACAAAAAAAATAAAGATGAAAAGTCTAATGAAATTGAAAATGACAAAGAACGTCAGTATTATTATGATAGATTAGAAGAGATGATAGAAAGTGAAATAGAAATATTATTACAATTAGATCATTTAAATATTATAAAATTTTACGGATATACAAAAAAACGCGGAATATATTATTTACGTATGGAATATTGTAATGGAGGAGATGTTTACGAATATTTAAAACAAAAATCGCCTAAAAAAGAAAGAAATTGTTTTGGTGGTTTTTCAGATGAATTTATGCAAGAATTTATTCGTCAAACAAGTAATGGATTAAAATATATCCACGATAAAAACATTATACATAGAGATATAAAGTTGCATAATATTTTAATACATAATACCCCAAATGGTATACGATTTAAAATATCCGATTTTGGGTTTTCTTGTTATGATTTATCGAATTTGCGTAATGAAAAAAGAGAAAATGTTCAAACAAATTTATCAAAAAAGTATTTTAAATTATCCGGTACTCCTTATTATATGGCTCCAGAAATTATTTTAAATATGAAAAAAATGGAAAATATTACATCATATTCATATAAAAAAAACAAGATATCTGATTTGTATTTTTATGATAAACGTATAGATATATGGAGTTTAGGTATATGTATTTATGAATTAATATTTAATTTGTTACCTTTTTCAAACATTGATAATATAAAAGAATTGGAAAGAGTTTACAGTATGACTATAATTCAAGAAATAATTGATAAAAGGATTAATAAAAGGATTAATAAAAAGATATTTTTGAATAAAAATATAAAGACATTATTATTAGGTATGTTACAAATTAATGTAAGGAATAGATATTTTATAGAAGATATACATCCTTTTAAAGAAGACAGTGAAATAAAGGATATAATTTATATAAGGGAAAATAATTATAAATCAAATGAAATTAAATATATTGTATATTCGTGGGAACATATAAATTTAGACCTAGACCTAGACAATGACCAAGACAATGACAATGACAATGACAATGACAATGACAATGACAAAGACCAAGACCAAGACCAAGACAATGATAAAGACCAAGACCAAGACCAAGACCAAGACAATCATTGTAATCGTTTTGTAAGAGATAACTTAGTACTATATTTACGAGCAGCATGGTCAATTTTTTCAGAAGTAGTTCCACAACAATTATATGTTCTACTCTTAATCTCTACAAATAATTTTTTACTAGGAATATAAAAATCCGGTTGTAAATATCTTTTACGGCTTGAATAGAATCCATCGATACGACTTGCATATACAAATATAAATTTCGGTTCAGATTTTGAAAGTTCGTGTAAAACTCTGTTTTGAATTTCGACCAAACCACGCTGCTTATTTTACACGAACTTTTAAAATCCGCACCCCCTTACCTTAAGTTAGATACCAGAACAAGAATTCACTGAGGATATTCTTGCCATTTTACAAGTATTTGCTTGCAGGTGGTATGGTAAAAGAAAATACTCAAATGGAACCATTATTAACGTTGATGTATCGGCTTACTTCAGTGGCTTTATAATAAAATATGGTTTAAAATTTAAATTAACGTAAAAGTTTTAAATTAATTTAAAGAAATGTATTTTTTACGCGATTTAATTAGTTAATTACAAAAATTTATTTTCTTATGGCATAGTATAAAAATAAATG